AATTGAACGTCCTGCTGTAGAAACTGACGACGGTGTAGCATTCGGATTGCTTATTGCATTTGGAACTGGTGGTACAGAAGGCGCAGCATTCGATGGACTAAAGAAAATGTTTTATAGCCCAGATGCGTTTAATGTGTTGAGTTTTCCTAATATATGGGATGACAATGCTTCTGATACAAGATGCGGCTTCTTTTCTCCATCTTACTGGAATCTCGAAAGCAAAGAGTTTGGTAAGTATATAGACAAGGATGGCAATAGTATAAAAGACGCCGCAATAGAAAAATTAATAATAGAGAGAAATAAAGTGCGCGATGGCGGAGCATCATAGGAAGCTATTGATAGATTTATATCAGAGCGCCCTATGAAACCTGCAGAAGCGTGCTTAGAGTTGGGAAAGAATATATTCCCAAAGAAGCTCTTAATGGAACAATTAACCAGAATAAGAACTAACACAAAGCTTAAAAATATGAAGCATATTGTAGATCTTAGTTGGGACAATGGACACGTAAGGGCTACGGAAAAGAAATCTGGAGATATAACTGAGTATAAACCTGATAAACGAGATGACAAACCAAGAGGATCAATAGTCATCTGGGAATACCCAATCCCAGACGCGCCATTTGGATTATACATTGGCGGTTGTGACCCGTACGATCATGACGAGTCCTTCACTAACTCCTTAGGATCGACATTTATATTTAAACGTGTTAGAGCAGGAGAGGCTTGGAATGACGTGATCGTGGCGGAATATACGGGTAGGCCAGATACAGCAGAAGAGTATTATGAGAATGTAAGAAAACTACTTATATTCTATAATGCCAGACTGCTATTCGAGAATGAACGTAAAGGAATATATCCATATTTTACAAATAAACATTGTGACTATCTACTTGCGGATTAGCCAGATAAAATAATTACAGAAATCTTTAAGGATAGTAAAGTATAGCGCCGCAAAGGTTGTCACATGACGAAACAGATTAGAGCTTACGGAGAGGGCCTCATCCTAGAGTGGATGATGGAAGAATACGAACCGGGGCATCTAAACATAGAAAGAATATACAGCGAACCACTGTTGGAAGAACTTATAGAAACCGACGGGATAAAAAACGTAGACCGTGTTATAGCCATGTGTATGGTTATGATATATCGAGAAGAGTTGTATCAAGTGAAGGTGGCCGCTGCAAAAGAAGAAAATAAACGGGTTGAACTCTTCGAGCTGCCTCTGTTCAGTTAGCAATACTGGGATGCGGAGGAATAGTCACAAGATGATATACCTCTATTTAGTTTTTAAACATGATTAGAGTAGAAGACAACTTATATAATCATAACTTCCCTCAACAGAAGTTGCCACTCAGCAAAAAGAATGAGCAGTGGCAGCACGATTGCGTAAACTACATCATTGGGGAAGGCAACATTTCGTCTGGCGGAATGTCTAAGACGAGATTCGGAGAGATGTAGACCTACTATAATCTTTATAATTCTATTTTTGATGAGAAGGACTTTAAGCGCATTACAAATCCTTTCAAGGTTGAAGACGGTTTCCCAGCCACTCCGCAAGACTTCAATATAATTAGGCCTAAGGTAGACCTCCTTATAGGTGAAGAGACAAAGAGGCCAATGAACTTCCGAGTGGTAAGGACATCGCAAGAAGCTGCTTCTGAGCTTATGGATCAAGAGAAGGATATGCTCATATAGTACATGTTGTCCGCTATTACATCCAAAATGGGCGAAGAAGAAGCTGCGCAGTTCCAACAGCAATTACAGTCCGGTGAGATTATGCCGCCGGAAGCTATTGCTAAATATATGTAGAAGGATTATAAAGACGTTATAGAAAACACAGCATATCATACACTGACGTATCTGAGAGAAAAGCTAACGTTAGACAATGAATTTATAAAAGGCTGGAAAGATGCACTCATTGCGGGCATTGAAGTATATTATGTTGGTGTACAAAATGACGAGCCATATCTAGAGCGTGTAAATCCAATGTTCTTTGCGTATGATCAATCTCCAGATCTAGAGTTTATAGAAGATGCTTCTTGGTGTTGCAGAAAGATGCGTTTACCAGTAGCTGAAGTATACGATAGGTATTACAATAAACTGTCAGAGAAAGATTTAAATAAGCTACAAGAAATGCTTACAGGGCGTCCATCAAATGATATGGGGGATAAAGATCCTGTAGACAATTTCAGTGGCATAAAGATGCACATATACGACAATCCACTTTATGACCAGAAGACGCGCTTTAACATAAACGTATGGCATTGCTGCTGGAAGTCTTTTAAAAAGATCTACTATGTTACTTATCTTGATGAGGCTGGACAGGCCTAGGTTGAGATTATGGACGAGACCTATAAGAAGACAGGAACAGAAGTAGATGTGTAGGCAGACTGGATCGTTGAAGTATGGGAAGGATATAGAGCTGGTTCTGATTTATTCTTTGGTATACAACCCATAGAATACCAGCATGTTAGTATAGACAATCCTAATAGCTAGAAACTTCCATATACTGGAGCTGTGTATAGCTGCACCAATAGTAAACCTAGATCTCTAGTAAGCATACTTAAACCTTTGCAGTATATGTATATTGTACTGTGGTATAGACTTGAACTTGCCATAGCAAGAGATAAGGGTAAGGTAGTCAATATGGATATTACCCAGATCCCTAAGTCTATGAATATTACTCCAGATCGCTGGATGCATTACTTATCTAGTGTAGGTGTTAACTTCATTAATCCGTATGAAGAAGGTTGGAACGTACCAGGAAGAGAAGGCGGAAAGCCTGCTACATTTAATCAGATCACTTCTCTCGATCTTACTATGTCGAACGTAATAGCTGAGTATATTCAGCTTATGGACAAGATCGAGATGCTTGCCGGCACTATCTCTGGAATTACAGAACAGCGTCAAGGTGCTATTAGTTCTAGAGAGCTTGTAGGTAATGTAGAAAGATCGGTCGTATAGTCTTCTCATATTACAGAACCGTTATTCTGGGTGCATAACCAATGTAAGCGTAAGGCTTTAAATATGCTGTTAGATACAGCCAAAGGTGCTTGGGCACAAACAGGTAAGAGTAAGCTTAGTTACATCTTCGACAATGGCGAACGCGCATATCTTGATATACAAGATAAATTCTTCTATGAGGATATGGATGTGTTTGTAAGTGATACTTCTAAGGATATGGAGAACATCCAGAAGTTACAACAGCTTATTCAGCCGGCTATGCAGAACGGTGCTAGCTTGCTTGAAGCCGCTGAAGTACTTACGAACGACAACTTCAATATCATCAAGCAGAAGCTTAAGGAAATGCAGGATCGTCAACAGCAGATGATGGAACAGCAACAACAGGCTGAACAAGAACAGGCTGTACAGATACAGCAAATGCAAAATGAACAGCGTCAGCAAGAGCTTATGCTTGAAGAAGCTAAGATGGAGCTTGAGCGTTATAAGATCGATGCTGATAATCAGACTAAGATTGCAGTAGCTGAGATTAGTGCATATCGTGGTACTGAGGAGAAGGATGTTGACATGAACGGGTTAAGCGATCCCATCGAGATAGGAAAGCAAGCTCTTGAACAGCAGAAGATCTCTTCTGAACAGTATACTAAGCGTTATGAGCAGAAGTAGAAGAAGGAGATCGAAGATAAGAAGATAGAGCTTGAACGTGAGAAGATGAAACACGAGATGGCTCTTCAGAAGTAGAAAGATGACGCCGCTCTTGAAAGAGAGAAAGTTAAAGGCAGATACGCATTGCGCAATAAAACAACTGGCGAGAAATGACACACTCTGAAGAACAAGAGCTTCTATAGCTTACTAGAGAGAATAACTATTTATTGAAACTTATACTAAGATTAGTTTAGCACGACGAAGGGAATGATTTCATGACCAACGTCGTTGCTAACCTACTTAGCAATAGAATAGACGGAGGTTTATCAAATGACACCAAAGCGAACCGATATTATAAGTCAACTAGACAAAGACCAACTGGACACTTTGCATCATATATATGATTACTATTCTAAACTTGGAATGGGCCATCAAGATATAGCTGGTATTGCTGCAAATATATTCAAGGAATCTTCTTTTAGACACAATTCAAAAGATTTATCTGGTTATCATGGATATGTACAGATGAGCCCTGATATGTAGTAGGCTGTAATAAACGCTTATGGTAACTTAAACCCGGATACCTAGTTATAGTTCGTGTATGATTAGATAACCGGTAATAGTAAAATCAAGGGTTACACTAACGGCGCAGGATATCAGTACGGAAAGTATAAAACAGGCGGTGATGCTGCTGAGGCGTTTAGACACACATTTGAGCGAAACAAAGCCGGCAGACAACAATCTAGAATCGATTATGGCAATCAATTCTACGATTATTTTAATTAGAGAAGTCTTAAACAAAAAGTAGGTCAACAACCCAAACCAATAGTGTTACAACCAGTATCTACTGCTGTTAGACAGACAATACCTGCAGAACAAACTAGATATACTTGGACTGGCGCAGAGAGCAAATCTCCGTATGTTACAGGCAAACCTATAGTCAAACTATAGCCTCGTATACAATTACCTTCTTTAGTAGAGATGATGGAGGACTCTGAATGGATGCCCCCTTTTCCTCAACTAAAGCCGATGTATAAAGACGGTAAATCTCCAATATACATTAAACCAGCCAACCGTGGTAAATTTACTGCTTTAAAGAAACGAACGGGACATTCTGCTTCTTGGTTTAAAGAAAACGGTACACCTGCACAAAAGAAGATGGCCGTGTTTGCTTTAAATGCAAAGAAGTGGAAACATTGATATAACAGAATAAACTGTAACAAATTATTTACATATAATATTATATGAAGAAATATATAGTACACACTGCCATCGCATGTTCTGATGGTAAGGTGCACAGACTCAGTTACGATTTAACTAATCAGACTGAAGGTAGTGTACATGAATTCACTAGAGTTTTTAAAGAAATCGAAGAGATATTTCCCGATACTCAATTCTGGGTTGATCAATACCCCGATAAATCTATAGATAAATTTATTAGAGTGTATGGTAATCCTATTAAAGAGTCTTTAAAAGTATCTAACGCTATCAGACAAATAGACGAAATAGTAAGTCCTAGTGATTTAGGACTTGAATATACAGACAATGAAGTCTGAATAAAATAACTTACATATTATAATATGAAGAAAAAGAATACTATTCCGAGTGGGTTTGATGACATCCTTGGTCAGGTATATTCCAACGCAGAAGAGGGCGGTGGTGTTACCAATATTGATGACCTTATTGAACCAAACGTGCCACTTGTTGAAGAAGATGATGATAATAATGAGCCGCCAGTGAAAGATCCTGAGGACGGCAAAACAGCGGATCAGAATGACGATCCTAACGCACATGAGGATAATACAGAACCTCCTGTGCAGGTTAATAATCCAGAACCTCCTGTAGAGGAGCCTGCAGATAATAACGAACCTACAGACGCTGATGTTATAGAGGCTTAGCAAGTAGGCTTGTTGTTCGATGCTATTGGCCAATCTCTCGGGTGGAACATGGATGAGATTGATGAAAACGACAGACCTCTTACAGTAGATGATCTTGCGCAATATTTTACAGATGTTGTAAATCAAAATTCTGTACCACAATATGCGGACGATCGTATACAGCAACTTGATGAGTATGTCAAGAACGGGGGTAAGTTTGAGGACTTCTACGCTAAGCAGTAGCAGGCTCTCACACTCGACAACATCGATCTCGAAGACGAAAACAATCAAAAGGCAGTAGTACGTGAATTCATGCAACGTGCAGGCTATACCGATGAACAAATCAATAAGAAGATAACTAGATATGAGGATAGCGACGTGTTGTATGATGAAGCGGAGGATGCGCTTGGCAGACTTAAAGATATTCGCCAAAAAGAAGTAGAAGAGGCCACACGGCAGCAAGAGGAGTATGCTAGACAGCAAGAAGAGCAGTCTAAAGCTTTCTTTAATACAGTAACAAAAGATATAAACGAGCTTACAAATATTAGAGGAATCCAAGTACCCAAGGAAGATCGTAAGGCCTTGTTTGATTATATTTTCAAAGTTGATCAGAACGGACAGTCTCAATACACAAAAGACTTTAATAAAAATCTTTCAAAGAATCTGATCGAATCTGCTTACTTCACAATGAAGGCCGATAGTCTTATTTCAACTGCTAAGAAAAATGGAGAGTCATCCGCTGCTGAAAGACTTAGGAATTTAATGCGGCATTAGGGAAAGAATCATAGTACTTACAATGCCGAAGAAAAGCAGAAGTCAGTTACAGACCTGGTCAACGGGTTGTTCTGACATTAATAAAGATTTAAACATATATGAATAATACTTTACTTAATAATCTCCAGCTGTATCGCGGACGTCGTTTCAGCGACCTGGTAGATGAGAACATGATTTCTAACGCGCTGCTGACCAAGCCTCATGAGGTATCTGGTCTGCTTTCACTGGTATTCGGTACTAAGGATGACGGTGTTTCAACCACTATCGACCTGCTTACTGGTGGTCTTGGCAAGACAATGATTATTGAGAACCGTGAGTTTGAGTGGGCTGTGCAGATTGATAGCGATCATGCAGTTAACATTCGTTGGGCAAAGTGGAATGGCCAGGAGGTTACTTCTTCCAATATCGCCACTATTACCCCGGGTCTCAACAACACCCCGATCTATCTTGCTCTTGAGGAAAGGTGGTTCGGACCCGGAGCGATCCTTGCATTTGACGATTACAAGTTCCAGGTTCGTACAACCGGCCTCCCCTATCAGGATGGCAGCTCTTGGGTTTACGAGTGCTACGTTGTTGATGGTTCTCAGGCTGCTTATATTCCTGGAGAGCTGCTGATGCCCGGCCGTCAGGTTGGTCGTATCGGTTCTGCTTACGAGGAGTACAGTGATGAGGCTGATATCATCAACTATCAGACTCCGTTTAAGATGCGTAACCATCTGCAGAACCTTCGTCTGAGCTACGATATTACCGGTGATGCTTATAGCACTGTACTGGCTATCGCTCTGAAGGATCCTGAGACTGGTAAATCATCTTATCTGTGGGCTGATTATCAGTACTGGAAGGCTCTTCGTGAGTGGAAAAAGCGTGAAGAGACCGCTCTTCTGTTCTCTAAGAGCAACCGTCTGAGCGATGGTACTTATATTAATAAGGGTACAAACGGACGTCCTGTTCCCACAATGAGTGGTCTGTTCGAGCAGATCTCTCCTGCGAATGTTCGTTACTACACGACTCTTACAGCCGAGCTGTTCGAGGATTATCTGTTCGATCTGTGCTACAATATTCTGGGTACTAACGAGCGTAAGTTCGTTGCTCTGACTGGTGAGATGGGTATTCGTGAGTTTGATCGTATCCTGAAGGAGAAGGTGGCTTCGTTCCATCTTTGTGATAACGTATTTGTTACTGGTTCTGGTCAGAACCTTACTCTCGGTGGTCAGTTTACTACCTATAAGATGACCAATGGCATTGAGCTGTCGCTGAAGCGTTGTCCTATGTTTGACAACATGGAGATGTTCCGTCAGCTGCACCCGCTGACCGGTAAACCCCTGATGTCTTATACTTTCCTGTTCGTTGATATTTCTAACAGCGACGGTCAGTCTAATATCGTTAAGGTTTGTCGTAAGGGTCGTGAGTTCGTTCAGTGGTATACTGGTGGTTCTGTAGCACCTAACGGTTATGCTAACAGCATTAACACGCTGCGTTCTAACAGCCGCGATGGTTATCAGGTTCACTTCCTTGGCGAGGTTGGTATTATGGTTCGTAACCCGCTGTCTTGCGGTATTCTGTACTGTGACGCAGAGGACACTGAACTGTCTAACAACGGCGGTCTCGCAGTTGGTGCGTGATATTAATAAGAAACATGATGTCCGAGCATGGGTTCCAAATAGGAACCTGTGCGCCCGGCATCACAACATACTAATGTAAATTATGGTAGTTGAATTAAAAATCAAGAAGAAGAATCCCTGGATTGGCCTAATTAAGTACCGCAATTGTTTTGATTACATTGCCCCTTACTTTACGCGCTCCGGGTCGATTTATACGGGTCTCACCCCAGAAGATGAGAGATATTTTGAGAAAGCTTTGGGTTATGAGGAAGGTCATTTGGCTAAGACATCTGACTTCTGGACAACCTTCTGTGTAAAAGTTGGTGCACGTACTATGCTGCTCGATGATTCTATTCCCCGTCAGGCAATGATGATTAAGTTCCTCAGTGGTCACAAGAGAGTAGCCACTTCGCTTGACAAACTGGATGCCGGTAAGGATTACCTGTTGATTAATCGTGAGGCAGAGGCAATAGAACAGAACAAGCAGAACAAGATGCGTAGAGATGCTATTAAGGAGTTCGATAGTCTGTCACTCGACCAGATGCGTCAATGTCTTAGACTCTTCGGTATGTCTGCAGATCGTATGTCTAATGAGCTTGTAGAGTCTACATTGTTTAACATGGTTGATAAGAATCCTAAGAAGTTCTTTGATAAGTGGGTTAACAATAAGGCTAAGGATACAGAGTTCTTGCTTGAGCAGGCCATTGCTAAGGGTGTAATCCGTAAGGATAAG